GCAGTTGGGACTGTTAGTCCCAATGGTTTGCTGCACCATCTCGATCGTCAGCGTCTCGATTTCAATGCTTGAACAACCCACCAGTTTTCAATACCGGCAGCAGCATTACGTCGCAGATCACCATCATACTGCAACGACTTGGTGTAGCCAAGGAAATCTGGCATCATGTCGATAGCCTTCTGGGCCTCACCAGCGATGTTGTCCAGAAAGCCTGGGATTCCTAGTCCAAGTCTAGTTTTATCCCCTTTGATGCAAAAGTCCAGGAACTCTTCCTTTAGAGGATGATACTTCACATTCTCAATGATGGATAGATAACGTAGGGTGACCATCTTCTCACCCCATACGTCTGGGTCATAGTAGCGCTCTTGCATAGCCAACCTGCCTAACGCCCGCATGGTTGAGTACACTCCCACACACATGCCGTCTACGCGATAATCTGTATGATGCCACCTGCGTAAATATGTGCAGTCTTGTTTGCTCACATACTGTTTCTCTAGGTTCATATCGAGACCGTGGCGCGAGTATGATTGCATTACATCCTCCGCAGATATACCTGGGTAAGTTAAAACGCCATCGTCACCCAGACACTGCGAATTTGGGTTAAGAGTGGTATGGTGGCTAATCGCTGCTTCGTGTTGCAGCACCCTATGCACCAACGTCTCATCGGCGTTAGTGCCGCCAGAACCCGATCCCATTCCATGGATACCATACCTGATTTCACCCCAATTATAAGCTAAGGGTATAGCATATTTAATTGGGAACACACGTTCTAACCAGTCGACGGCTTCCTGACCTGTAAGCAGATCAGCCAACAGCTCTTTGGCTACACTCTGGCACGTTGGATTAAAATGCTGGTCGAACTTGGAGAAGTCTGTACAGACCACCACATCACGTGGTCCTTTTGTATCAAACATCTTAGTGATACGCCTATCAACAGCTTCCATGCTAACCCACGCTGGCACCAATCCCAATCTTTGGAACGTAAGGATTAGTGGTTGATAGACCTGCAGCTCACGAATATTAACAGCGAAAGGAAACATCCACACTACCCGCTGTTTCACGTCTGTTGGTTTAGGGCCACCCTCCTGGCCTCGCCACCCGAGCACAGCTGCACCAGACCATTCACGACCATTCTGGCGCATGACACAATATCGACCATCCATGTACACATCACATGGTATAGTCTTAGATACAACTGCTTTCCGCTTGGAGAAGTATGGCGATCCACTGTTGGTTGACTTCTTCATGACGGCAACAGTGTTAACCTCGCTGCGCAGGCGTAGTCGGGATACGCCTTTCCACTCCGATTTGGCCGCGCTAATAGCCTTTGTATCGAAGGGAACCTGATCCTTGGAGATAGAATCATAGTAAGAGTCAATGTCACTCATTCTTTCCTTTAAAGGCAACATGACTGACATCGGACCGACCTTCTTCCGCAGGTCATCTTCGAATTCCATCAAGGTGGGCCACTGTGTGTCTATAGACACAAGTTTCTTGTACCACTCGTCACAGATGGATTCCAAAGACATACCTTTATAAAATGGCGTCCGATATACCTCCGGCTGTCCAGACACTACATTGCTAAAGTAAGCACGTAATCCTGGATTTGGAATATTAAAATATTTACTCCATACATTAGGGGCTACTTGCATAAGTAGTCCTCCTTTCTTAAATAAATTTCACTTTTAAGTTGTGATAAACTATTAAACTCCTTTCTTAATTATTATAAAATTCGAAAATTTTAC